GTGTCCGCGTCCCGCCACGGAAAAAATGGCTACCACTGTCGACTCGAGGTCGTCTTGCTCTTGACGAGGCGGCCGAGGTTGCACGACTGGCAAGCCGCGCGGAGGTTGTCTTCGTCGAACCATCCTGCTCCGTGAGGGTCGAGAGCGGCGGGAAGTATGTGATCGACTTCGGTCGCTTGTCTTGTGCATCCGACTCCTCTGATCTGACACTCGTACCGATCACGATCGAGCACAGTCTGGCGGACTTTCTTCCACGGTCCTTTGTATTGCGGTTTCCTAGCCATGACTAGACCATAGGCGACACGCTCTCGCGCGGTACTTCTGTACCTTCTTGACTGTTGACTTGCATAGGTGCGCCAGTGTGTGCATACATCCTGAACGCACGACTCCCCATCCGAAAGGTGAGACGGGCCAGACGTATTCGCCTTTCTTGTTCGTCCATCCGAGGAATGCGATGCGGTCGGCGACGTTGACGATCTGTGCCGGTGTTAGTGAGTTGAGGTCGCGCTTGCCGGACCATCGGTGAGCGGTGCCTCTGTTGATGCCGAGCGGTGAGGTGTAGGTGCGGGTGCCGTATGGTTTCCCGAGTTTCGTGTTGGTCTCGCATCTGGCGACGTCGTCGTAGTACTGGTCAGGTAGGACGCCTCCGTACTTGGCTCTACTCATGTCGAGGGCCGTGTGTGCGCTCACGGGTGAGGCGTTCATGACAAGTACTGCGGTGATGCTAAGGAGACACGCCAGACGACCGCGTTCGAGCCGGTGTCGGTCTTGCGTCTGAATGGTGTTGCTACGACGTGGCCGAGGTCGACGAGCTCTTGTCGTCTCTTGGCTGCCGATGAGCGAAGGATGCCGGTCTCGATGCTGAGTTCGTAGTCGGTGGCATCGCCTAATTTGTTGAGGGCTTCCCATACTCGTCTCCTTTGTGAAGGGCCGCGACGCGATGCGTTCAGAGCGGCCTCGTGTGAGGTATGTGGATCAGTGGTTCTAACGAGCCTAGACGCATCTATCAGGGTGTCAATGGGCATCGGGTCAAAGAGGCTCGGGTGTTGGCTCATTCGGCGTCTCCGTTCGGATCGTAGGCGTGTTTGAGGGCTTTCTGAAGGTTGTCGATGGCGGCCATGAATGGTCCTCCCATTGTTGAGGCGATGCGGAACGGATGATCGAAGACGAGGTCGACGAGGTGGTCTGCTGATCTGACGACGTCTTGATATGCGTGGACGATGTTGAGTGCCTTCGCGTAGGCCTGATGCTGATAGATCATCTCTTGCTCGAGGATTCGGATTTTGGCTTCTAGGAGGTGGTCTGGTTGTTGATTCATTGTGTGCCTTTCCCGTTGCACTTTTGGCATCGGATGTAGTTGTTGTCTTGGACGCTCCACGTCTTCGTGAGACCGTCGTCTGCTGAGTGCTTGCCGAGACAGACTTGACACGTCCTCGATCTTGATGACTTGCCTTGTTGACTCTGTTTCATATTGTCTCTGTTTAGTGCGTCACGGGTGGCCATACCCCTCTCCTCATCGGTGGGGGTACCCTTCGTCACTGGTGAGGAGGTGTGGAGAATGTAGAGGTTGCTCGATGGGTCTCCTGCGGGTCCGGTGCGATGCTCAATGGTTAGAGCGGCGATAGCAACGAGTTCATCTTTCGCGCGGTCGACTGTTGCCGTTGATGTGCGCATGAGATCGGCCAGTGTCTTTCGTGACGGCCATGCTCGGCCTTGACTGTTGGCGAAGCGGTTCAACACTGCGTAGAGGCGGACCGCGTTCGATGAGATGTCTGCGTAGATAATCCATTCGGGGATGATGGCGAAGTATTCTGTCGAGCGGACTTCAGTCATGGCATTCCTCCCATATTTCTTCGGGGTTCTCATCTTCGTCGTGGAGTCCGCCGTATCCCGCGCGGGTCCAGTAGGCGATGAGTGTCTTGTGTTGCGGGACGCTGATGAGTCGGTACTTCTTGCCGTCCTCGAGTTTGTATGTCTCAGTCATTGTCGGCCTCCGCGTCATAGAAGTGATGACATCCAGAGAGCACCGTCGGTTCATGGTCGAGCGGGAGGCGCATGAGTCCGTCTATGGGTTCGGGTGTGCCGATGATGAGCTCGATGACGAGTGTGATCTTTGCGCCACAGATTGCACAGTTGACCTCGACGAGTTTCGGGTATTCGCTGACGCTCATCTGAGGAGTTCCTTGATTCTTTCTAGGTCGTGCGGGTACCACACATAGACCTCTGCTGCGGTCATGCATAGAAGGTCGAGCCAGTCCTTTTGGTCGCGGGAGATGCGGCCTTTGTCTCCTTTGATCTCGGCGAACACAAGACGTCCGTCGCGGGTGGCGGTGTAGTCCGGTAATCCTCGGGAGCCTTTGAGCGGTGTTGCCCATGTTCCCGACTGGCGGATTGCCGGTTCGTAGTGGCACCATCTCCATCCGAATAGGTCTAGGAGATGTTCGACTTGGATCGCGAAGGATGATTCGAGCATCGCTTTTCCTTTCGTGAGGATTCGGCGAGGACTGACATGAGGAAGGTCGGGACTGCGATGATTCCGAACAGTAACCACATGACGATCTCTAGGTCTCGTGCGTTCATGACTGCTCCATCTGTTTCTTCTTGAGGTCGTCGATCAGTATTGTCGCGGTGCCTTTGCTGATCTCATCCAGTCCTGCGGGTGGAGGTAATCCGAGTGCGTTCGAGATGGCTCTGATGGCGTTGAGTTGTGCGGCGGTGGCAAGAGGATGTCCTTGCCCACTGACGACGCTAGGGACGCTCTGGACGGCTCTGGCGGGGGTTGTGGATGGGTGCTCGGCTTGGCGGTTGCGGACTTCTTCGCGTGTTGCGATCTTCTTTGAGTCGGCGGCGAGTGTGGCCAGTATTGCTCGGCCCCAACTCGACGATTCCGCATTCATGAGCTCCGAGTCTTTCGTGAAACTCGTCTTACCCGGGAAGCATTCCCACGCTGATCCGATGCCGGGTCGCGGGTCGTCGGGTGTGCGATAAGCGGCCGAGATGTAGACGATGAAGGTCTTGTCTTGGATGGTGACAATGTCGAAAGGCTTCTCGAGGTTCACGGGTTGAAGTGAGCCGTCTGGATGTTTCTCTCTGAATAGTTTGATGCGCTCGGCGACGTCGACATAGTCGGCGAGTCGGTCGTTGTAATCGGCCATAGTTCCTCTGTTTTCTGTCCGCTTGGATGGACTATGTGATTATGACGAAGTCGTGCGGGAATGTCAAGAACCTCATCGGAGGCGTGGACGATCCGCTCGAGGGTGAGAAGATGCGGATCGTCCTGTCGGCGGAGGAAACACGCCAACGACGCGCCATCCGTGGACTTGTCCAAGCGAACACGGAGACGCAAGATTATTTTGTGGCGCGGAAGTGTGCCTCTATTTTGACTGGATCGGCAGAGGGTGAGACTTCGTAATGCAACCATAATCCGCCGGGTGTTCCGCCGTTATTTTGAGCGTCCCACGGGAGCCATCCAGAGTCTTTCTTGGCTCGTGACGTGCGGAATCCTCGGCCCCATACTTTCGAGCCTTTCGGTGCTTTCGGGTTGCGCCATGAGTATTCATGGACTTCCTCGAGGAAGAACTCGTCTGCGTTGGCGACTAGGTAGTCGGCGATCTCACTGAGTTTCTTTGCGATGTCTGGAGTGCCGTCTGGCAGACCGACGTCGACTGCACGTCCGCAAGAATGGACGCTCATGTAGGGGATGCACTTCGGGTCGGTCGGCGGGAGCTTCTGAATCGCGGCGGGTGCTGATCGCATGACGCGCACCGATAGTCCACCCATGTACGTCATGCCGTGACGACGGTGGAGAAGGTCGGCGAGTTTCTTTGCTGCCGGGTGTGTTTCGGTGGCGACTTTGTCGAAGCCGGTGTATGGACGCTGAGTGTTGGTCATGGTGTCGGTCCCGATGTTGGTGGGGTCGGTGGGTCTTTCGGCTTATCGCGGAGACCGTTCGCGCTGAGCAAGGCCAAGAGGCCGCCAGAGAGCGACATGAGTAGCGGTCCGAGGACTGAATACGCCTCGCGATCCGCCTCAGCCATGACTCTAGGTTGCGTAATGAATTGCAGTCCGAAGAGCATGAAGGTGATCGAGAGAACGAAGACGATCGTGAGACCGATGCCAACGACGAGGACGAGCCGCGCTTTTATTTCTTCGTTTGTGAGTCGTGGTCTGAGTTTCATTAGCAGTCGAATCCTACGATTTCTTTGAGTGTGGTGGTGGTCATTGCCGACTCGATCGCGCCGAGTGCTTTGTTCTTTGTGCGGGTGCCTTGTTCACACTGGCATTCGCTTTTGTTGGTGTTGGCGGGGTCTTGGCATGAGTAGCGGAAACGGTCCGCGCATCCGGTGAGGGCCATGAGTAAGACGCCAACGAGGGCTAGGCGTTTCATTCTTGATCCTCTGTCATCGGTACCGGCGCGTCTTGCTGATTAGACGCTTCTTCGGGTCGTGTGAGAGGCGCGGGTGGGTCTTCGTCGTGTTCCCATATTGTAAGTTGTTCACCGAGCAATGCCCATCCAGTGTTGAAGCCCGAGTCGGCGAGAAGTTGAAGAAGTTCTTCGTGGGTCATGCGCTTATCTCCATGAGGATCATTGTTGCCACTGCACTATTCGGATTGCAACCAACGGAGGCGGATGCGCTGAAGTTGGCGAACTGCGTCTTGTATGTAATTGGTGCAGTCGTTGTCGGATTGTCAAGGATAATTCCCGAAGTAGATGCACCTACCACGTCAAGTGTTGATCCCGTGTAGAGGGCCGCGCCTTGAAAGTAATGAATTGACGTTGAGCCGCTAACGATTCGGCTCTGTACTGCGTTGTTAGGATTTCCTGCGGTCTTGCTGAACGACTGTTGAACTATCACGAGGACCTTGCTCGTGTTGTTCTGACAAGTGATTGTCGCGGTGAGGCCAGTATCGGCGAAGGTCGTCGTGGAGTTCGCTCCGAGGGTGCTATTCGTTGCCGAGACGACTTGAAGGATGCGAAAGGCTCCCCGCATTGCGTTGAGTTCGGTTGCGGATAATGCGTTGCCGTTGACGAAAGACGCCGGAAGGGTTGTGGGTGTTGCCATGAATGTCCTATGTGATGAGGTCGCTGCCACCGATGAGGCTAGTGCCTACGATGAAGACGTTTGTGAATCTGACGGAGCCGTTGATAGTGGTGATCCATCGGTCCGGGGTGATGGTGTGCTCAATGGACTGAAGAATCTGACTCATCGTAATGGTTGCGCCGACTTGTTGGACAATGTTGAGCGTGATGCGGTTGAGTAGTTCTAGGCCGAGGATGGTTGTCCATGATGCGTCGGTTGCTGAGACGTTGACCTGTATCGGGTCGATAACGACTGCCGGACTAGAAGATAATGCGACAAGAAAGTTACCGAGTGTCTCTGCGTCGTCCATTGTTGAAAGTTGTGTACCCCACGAGCCTCCGGCGGTGCCGTAGGCGGTAATAGATGCGGCGTTCGAGACTTCGACACTTCCATCTCCTGAATAACCTACGGCGAGCGTGTTGCGGAGATTCTTGGCGTCCAGTCGATAGGTGAGTTCTGTGCCGATAGTGATTCCCGCGCCGCCGAATGAGGCTTGCGATGTGTAGCTAGTGCCCTGATAAATTGCCGAGCGGGATGTGAGAGTGAGTGTGCCGTTGCGTGATACGAACAGATTGCCGCCTTCAGAGTTCGAGATGGTCTGGAGTTCGTCGGTGACTGGCGGTCCGCCAGTGCTGATCTCTGCGAGTGTTGCCGAGTAGGACGTTGATGGTGTTGACGTGAGTGCCGATGGGAACGGGGTGTAGCCGATGACGCGGTTGAATCTGGCGACGGTGCCTTCGGTGAGAAGGCCGCGTCCGAGTCGATAGATGGTCTTAATTTCTGCGCTTGTAAGGTGTCGGAACCATACTGCGGACTGTTGTCTCTGTCCCGAACGTGTGTAGTACCACTCGGGCTGAGAATAATTGAATAGACCGGAACTAGTGACTGTAAGACTGAGTGCTTGTCCGTCAATGTAGGCCGAGTCGATTGTTCCTCCGGCGTTGACGTTGACTGCGAAGTGATGCGGAACGCTCGTGTCAATTTCCAAGACCGACTCGTAGTAAGTGTAAGAAGTCTTTCCGATGGTGTTGACTACGAACTTCGAGGTCGCCCTGAAGTACCCGAAGTCCATTGTCGTTCCTCCGACTGCGCTGACGAAGAATGACGTTGAGTCTTGAGGGTTCGTTGAATACCATCCAACGACGGAGAAGTCTGTGGCCGATTGTACTTGTCCGATGAATCCCCATCCGAGCGATGTGGTTGCTTCGGAGACTTGGAGTGAGGTGTTCGGTAACGCGGGGGCTTGTCCGGGTCCGTTAGCGGTGCGGAAAGTTGCCAACGGTAGCAAAGGCTGCGGACTGCTTCCGAGGTCCTTGAGTGTGTCGCTGAGAAAGTCTTCAGGGTCTATCGGGTCGTCCATTGGCCAATAGTGACGCGGTGAGAGGCTGAGGATGTAGGTGCTTGAGATGTCGTCTGGCATCTCCTCATCTGCTAGGAGACCGAGAGCGTCGAAGCATTGAACGGTCACGGTCGTGTCATAGCCTGCGTCCGTGATTGAGACGGGCCATCCGTTTACGAATCCACGAAAGACGGGATAGACGACGGAGGAGATTGTTGCCTCGATCTTGATCTGGCGACGTGGCAATAGTTTCCCGTAGTAGGTGCCGGAGGTGTAGAACGGGTCAAAGATTCTCGTGCGGTTGTCAAGGACGACGGTCGCGTTGCCGGACTCGAAGTTCGACTGCTCATCTTGGCGGCCTCGTTGAGTGTTGATCTGGCGGACGTATGTCGTGACCTCGGTCCATGTCGGACTTGCGACATAGGGGCCATCGTCGAACGCGATGTAGACCTGCGTAGTTGGGAATCCCACTATCGAGCCTTGCTAGTTTTTTTCTTCGGAGCTGCTTTCGGTTGCTTGACAACAAGTGGAACTCCGCCAGTCTTTGCTCCGTAGGTATTCAACACTCCGGCGACTTCTTTGCCTATCGCTACCGGGTCGCCGACTCCCGCTTGAATGGTGATCTGGTATGTGCTGCCGACTGTTGCACCGAGGGCTTCTGAGACTCCGGGGATGCTCATGCCGACGGCGGTGCCTGCGGCTGCGACGGAGGCAAGGTCTGCGTTCAGTCCCCCGACTGTGAGGCCGCCAGTACCCGCTAAGAGGTCTTTTGCGACGGCGTTGCCGGCGACGGGTCCGAGGTTCAGGAGTTGCGCGAGTCCTGCCTTGTCGAGTCCCGCTTTGATGAGTGCTTGAAGGTTGCCTCCGAATTGTTTTGCGGCGGCGATCTGTTCGCGGAAGATGTCGGTGTATGACTTTGTCTTGACGTCTTGCGCTTTTGTGACGTTGGCTTCTGCGTCGGCGACTTTGTCGAGTGCGGCGGCGTAGGCAATGGCGTCTTCGTTGGCTTTGGCTTGGTTGAGTGCGGCGTAGGCATCTTTGCGCTCTTGAAGTGCTTGCGTGATGGCGTCGCTCCTGTCTTTCTCTTGGTCGGTTGCGTCTGAGAACGCGCTCGAGAGCGACACGGATGCGGTCACAGAGTCTCGGATGCCTTCAACGTATGAGCGGAGACTGGACTGTGCGTTCTGGAGACTGCTTCGTAGGCCGTCGACTTTCTGCTTGCGCTTCGATTCGGCCTGCGCTGCTTTGTCTGTCTGCGTTGTGGCTTTTGTCTGCTCTCTCTTGATCCTCTTGAATGTGTCAAAGTCTCGAGACGCCACTGGCCCCATGACCGCATTGAGTTCCTTCTGAGTGTTGATCGTCGTTGTCAATGCTCCGGCGTAGTCGGTGGCGGACTTAGCCGCGCTATCCATCTGCGACTTGATTGCAAAGAACGCGGCCGTCCCTGCAATAGCGGTCACGATTCCGATGCCGGTTGCGACTTGGACTGCGGTGAATGATGTGGCGAGTGCGTAGTTGACGGCAGTTGCAATCGTTGCGGCTGCTTGAAATGCGAGCATTGCACCCTTGACCGCGACGACGCCGATAGCGACACTGCCGAGAGCGACGGCTAGACCGCCAAGAAGTGAAGCGTTTTGTCCTGCGAAATTAGCAAGTTTAACGAAGGACGGGATCAGACTGTTCAACACGGGAAGGAGTGCGGTGCCGATTGACTCTTTCGCTTCGTCGATTGAGTTGCGAAGAATGGCCATCTGTCCGGCGTAGGTGTTGGCGGCGACTGCTGCTGCGCCTGAGAAATTGTTGTTGAGGATTGTGATGACGTCTGCGAATGATGCGCCGTCTTTGATTGCTTGCTTGACCTCTGGCGACAGTGTTGCGAGTGCTCGCATATTGCCGGCGTACCCTCGTGAGAGAGCGTCTGCTACGGATGCGGCCGACTTATTTGTTGCCGCTCCCGTGTTGATTGCAACATTGACGAGGTCTTGAGCCTTTGCGACGTCTCCAGTGGCGACGGTCAGAGATTGGAACGCGCTACGAAGGTCGGTGTCTGTGACTGCTACGGATCGTTGAGTTGCGTCGATGTATCGCTCGACCGAGGCGACTTGTTCGTCTGATGCACCGGCGGACGCTTTGAGTTGACGCGCCAGAAGTGCTTGCTGCTTTTGATCGTCGGCGGCTGCTTTGATTGCCGAGGCTGCGAATGCGGTCGTTGCGGCGGCGGCGGCTCCCATTGCGAGCGTGGTGCCTTTGCCCATGTCGCCGAGGCTTTTGTTCGCCTGTCCGATTGCTTTGCGTAGTGGTGCCGCATTGCCTGAGATAACAACTGAGATTCCGCGAGCCATGAGATGATTCTAGTACTTGACTATCTTGCCGTCGAAGATTCCCGCGTAGATGTTTCCAGACTTATCTCGCAGGAGTGCATCTGGTACGCGCACGTCTGGCGTCTTGTTCTTAGATCTGCGAGGTGTTCGTTGACCGGCTGCCGATGTTACGGCTCGAGCTTGACGAAGTGGTTGCCCTGCTGACAGTCCGTAGTTGCGGATTAGTTCGTCGATGCGTTCTTCGTAGATCTCTCGGATGTCGTCTCGTCGCTCGTCTACTGCGTCGTAGATGAACGGGTTCGGAGCGATGCGACGAGCGGGCCATCCGAAGTGAATCGGTCCTGCATACGGGACAGAGGCGGAGCCTGCACGAACACGTCCAGAGGACTTCGTAGCGAGTGCGCGGATAGATGCGGCTAGTGCTCCGGTGCGATACGGGACTAGACGCTTGGCACCCATGACAACGACCTCGGCCGCTTCTTTGTGGGTGTCCTTCATCTCGTTCTTCGTGTCGTCGCCGAGTTTGTTGAGGTCTCGTTGTACTTCGCGCAAGCCAAGAATCTCAGTCTTGACGACTTGATCCGGTGCTAGTCGGAAGCCATATGTGCCAGAGCCTGCCATGCTTGATCTCCTGACATTTTTGCGGTCTTAGGCCATTGGGTTTCGATCATGACGCGAAGGATGGCGGGTGGTGTTTTAAGTAGGTCTAGTGGTGAGATGCCGGTCTTGACTGCTAGGACTCCGATGAGCCAAGTGGTGCTGCCGGGTCCGAGTCTTTTGGGCTATCACCATCGACGACCGCGACGGATGCGATTGTCTTGATCCATTCCTTGAAGTCGAGCGGTGTTTTGCCTGCTTCGTGGGTGGCGGTGTATGCGACGAAGTAGAGATATTTTTGAGGTACAAACTCTGCTGCGAAGACTTCGCCCCATATGACTCCGAACTCGTCTTCGAGTGCGACCTCTGTTGAGGGCCATACTGTGCTGAGTGTCTGCGTCCCGTCCCTGTGCTGAATGGTGACGTTGATGCTCATGTCTTGACTAATGTCCCGCCGACCAGGGTGATCTGCATTTTACTGAGGTCCCCTGTCGTGCCTGTCACCAAAGGAGCGGATGCAACGAAGGCACCCGATACCGTCAGGACCGGATTTGGGGTGCCTGTCGAAAGTGACTTGACGACGTAGGTGTTGCTTCCTGATCCGACTGCTGCGAACACTGTGTCGAACACCTTTGCGGCGGCGAGGTCGTTGTTCATCTCAACGGTGCAGGAGATTTGTTGGAGCCCTTTGATATTGGATTCCCCGGTGGCCCCCATCGCTGTAGTAGGAACGGCGGTGAACTCATAAACGAGCTCAATATTCGTAACGTACGAGGATAGGTCGACGGTGTTCAGGGTGAAGGTTGAGTCGGTTAGGACGAAGACGGCCATGATGTTATTCCTTTTGTGATTTGTTATTGGTGGTTAGTTCGACGATACCCGACGCGACCAGTTGGTCGATATCTGCGGGCGCGGCGATGATGTCATCGGCAGTCACGATCGAGCCTTGCGGTCCGAGTGTGGATGCGTCTGCGAGTACTTTGTAATTATCCATAGATACGGACCTCGAATCTGTAAGCGATCATATTCACTCCTGAGACTACTACTTCGCGCGGTCTTGTGGATGCAACCTGCAAAGTCGAGCAAGCTCCTCCGAGTGTGCGGTCTGCCTCCAGTTTTGCCTTGACTGATGATGCGCCGGTTGTGGTGAGGTAGGCGTCGAGTCGGTCTTGTGATGAGCGGTCTGACATTCGTCCGACGATGACAAGAATGAACGCGCGGTAGAACTCGCAACCTTGTTTCATTGCTTCGTCGTAGTCAATTTCTAGGGGTTCAACTACGGCGGCGGGTGGTGCCAGAGAGTCGGGAACATAGTCGAACGTGCGGAGTCCTGCGATGGTGTCTAGTGCGACGCCGAGAGCGGTGCGGACTCCGTTGGGGGTCATGCGAAGAACTCGCGGCGGTAGGCGCGAACGATGGCGGCAATGTCTCGGCCGAGTGGACTCATGCGTATCGCGCCTAGTTCAGAGATTCCGAGGACTCCACCGATGGAGTCGCGTCGCTTGTAGAGATCGGCGGAGAGGATGTAGGTGGCCTGCTCAATGTCGTCTGGTACTGCGGGCCATCCCCATTTGGCGGTGACTTGTACTTGTGGCCAGTAGTTGACCGGCAGTGAGAACGCGGTCCCGCCGACGATCGTGATTGTGGTGATCGGTCGACCGAGTGCGATGGCGTTCGTTGGTTCGACGATGAAGTCGGAGTTGATTGTGAACGTCGTCTGATAAGTGCCGGTGCCGTCCGGGTCGGTCTTGACGATGAGTCCGGTGGTGCTCGAGACGTCGTCGATCTGGACTCTCATGTTGCCGATGGCGCGATAGGTGCGAGCGGTTGCTGCGGCGTCTGCGTAGAAGCGACGGTTAGCGATGCGGTCAATAGAGCGCGATGCCGACTCGATGATTGACTCGAGAATGACGTCGTCTACTGAGTCGTCGATCTTGAGGTAGGTCTTGAGATTCGCGAGCGTGATGTATCCGTTCGTGATTGCCATGATCTATTTCTTCTTTGCGGGTTTTGATGCGATGGTGCGTGTTGACTTCTTGGCGGTCTCTAGAGCCGTCTGAGCGTCTCTGGTGGCATCCTTGAGGGTGTCGACCGTCTCGGCCTGCACAGTCTCGACGATTGTGGTCATCGAGTGACCGAGACGAGTCAACTCTTGGCGGACTTGGTTCGCTCGGTCTTTGAGTCCTCGCCGTTCATATCCTGCGAGTTCTTTCTCGAGGGCGGCGATGATGATGTTCTTGAGCATGGGAGATCCTGATTCTCTAGGGCTGTGCTCCCTAGAGACTAATCAGATTCGGTCTACCAGTTGGCAGTGATGAGTCCGGTGCCGGTGATGGCACTGAACGCGGTCGGGTACTTTCCGGCGGTGTAGGCCGAGAAGCCGAAGACGACTGTGCGGATCGCAATGTTGCCGTCTGGTTGCTCGAAGCGAACGTAGAGCGGTGTGCCTGAGTTGTCTTCCCAGATGTACGACTCGTTGAAGTCGCCGATGATGATCGCGGTCTGGTTAGTTCCCGCGCCGAGGTTTGTCGGTACGTTCGCGTCTTCAATTACTGGAATGCCAAGAAGTGAGAAGCGTGAGTCGTAGCCGGGACGATCGTACGAGCCGGGTGCGTTCATTGGTCCGCCAGATGCCGGAGTGATGACTGGACGGTTCGACGAGTCGACCGCTTTCATAAGAGCTCCTGCCATGTTCGGGTGCATGACGATGTAGTTCGCGCCTCCGTAGTAGTTCGAGGCCACTGCTTGAATCGCATCAACAATTTTTGGGAATGCTTCAGCATAAGTCGGACTGGCGTCTGTGTACGTAACTGAGTTAATTCCAGTGGTGTTCAAGATTCCGAGGTGTTCACCTGATGAGCCTGATCCGTTGATTGCAAGAGCGTCAAGTTTCGTTTGGTATGAACGAATCGCATCTCCGAGGAGTTGTGTCTCGATGCCAGTGCCTCGAAGGACTGCTTGCTTGGAGAGGTCAAACATTGAGGCAACTGTGTTCACGTTGACCGTAAGCAGTGTGTCGTCTGGAGATGACTCTGTTGGTGCGGTGTTCTCTGAACTCTGTACATAGGAGGTTATTCCCGTTGTGAGCCTTCCAACATTCATGGTCATTCCCGAGGCCGGTAACGAGCCATTGGTTGAGATGTCGAGAGTCTTACGACCTCCGCGACGAAGCGGAGCGAACTGATCAACGAGGTACTGAGGAACTACAAGACCGGCGAAGTTGGATGTGCCGGAGTCGCGGTTCTCGAGACGCACTTCGTTCTGATATCGCTGAATGCGTTCGCGGGCTTCGTATGAGCCGCCGAACTCTGCTGCGATTGCGTCTGCCAAGAAGTCGCGGTCACTGCGGGAGTGATAGGTCGCTTCTTCGCTGATGACTCGAGCGGGTGCTGCTGAACGTGTCTCGGTTGATGGGACTGAGGCTTGTAGTTCTGCTGCTTTTGCTTTGCGTGTTTCGAGTTCTGTCACTTGGACGATGCGCTCGTCAAGTTTGTCGATCTCAAGTTTGAGGGCTTGGATGTTGGCGAGTTCGATGTCTGTGATGTCGCGCTCGTTTTCGGCGGCCATGTTGAGTGTGGCGTCGATGATTCCCTGCTTGTTGCTGCGGGTTTCGTTGAGTTGGTTGAGGAATGAGTTCATGCGGTTCTCCGATGTTGTCTGTGTGTGGATACGGGGTGCCACTGCTCAACCGGCGAGGGTGCCGCTTTGTGCGGGGTGCTCGCGCTCGGTTCGGTGGGGTGCCGACTATGTGCGAGTCTAGCGAGTGGTTGTGGTCTGCGCCAGTATTTGCTCTGCGAGGAATCTGTTGCTGACCGGGTTGCGGGCGTCGATGCCGATGTCGGCGTAGGCGCGTCGTGTTGTTTCGTTGTTTTCGTAGGCGGCGAGGATGTTGAAGCGTTGAAGGAGCTCGTTGACTTTGTTGACTTTTGCGGTTGTGGCGTTAGATCCTCCGACTAGAAAGACCTCGTCGTAGTTGAGTCCTATTTCTGCTAGTCGGCTTTCTGTCTGTGAGCGTTGATCGGGTTCTCTTGCGCTGACGACGAGGATGGTGGCGTCTGAGTCGTTGAGTGTTTCGACTAGGTCTGTGTTGACGCCGTTGCCGATGAGTAGTGTCCCGTCGATGTCTGTGACTATTGCGGGCGGGTCTCCGGCGGCGCGTTGTTCTTCTCGCATGATTGCGTCGGCGAATGTTTTGCCCGGATCGCCTCCCCATAATGCCCACGCGATACGGCCGGCGGACGGATAGCCGTCTTCGTCGGGTGTGAATCCTTGGCCTTCTTTGTCGACTTCGTGACGCGCAAAGAATGACGCCATGCGTCCGACTGTTTCATGAGACAACGGTCGTCGGTTCGCAATGTCGCGAGCCCGAGCAACTCCGACTTCTGTGCCTCCACGATTGAACTCTTGTCTCCAGTCGAGACCGCGACGTGCTTCTTCTACCATTGCGTCCGTCGGTGTGTGGCTGACGGCTCGAGGATGCTCTGCTCCCGCCATGATTGTCCCATCTGGCATGACGTGAGTCGCTTCGGCGTCGTCTTCTACTGCGTACAATGCGGCGATCTGGCGAGTTGCTTGATCCTCGTTCCGGTGGCATCCCATGACTTCACCATCTGAATCCTTGACAACTGCGAAGCCATTGCATGACTCGTTATCGGACTCGATGTGGTAGGGCATGGCTTAGTCTCCGGGGACGAGGACGGAGACTGTTGGTGTTCCCGTTGCGGCGATTGCAAAGAGTGTCTCGTTGCTAGGCACTGTGACCGTAATTGGTCCGGCGGCGTTGTCAATTTTGAGGCCAGTGCTTGACGTCACTCCAGAGGGGCCGACATAGATTGTCGCTGAGGTGAGGACGTGGACGAGGCACTCTCTCACGAGAGGCTCGGCAGTGATGATGCTCGTGTCGGTTGTGGCGTTGAGTGCTACTTGTGTGCTTTTCATTTTTTTAAGTCCTTTAGTATTTCGGCGAGTGCGTCGAGGTTGGGTGTGGTTGATTCTTCTCGGACTCCTGCGATGGCGGCATTCTTGCCATATGCGCCAAAGGTCACGAGAGAGACTTCTGCTAGGTGAGCGGCGATGCGCTCGACAACTCCGTCGGCTCGGCGTCGGTCCTTTAACGCTTGGAATCCGATGCTGAAGTCGGTAAGTGCCGAATCTCGCACGAGTTCTAGGATGTCGTCCCCGCGTTGGCCTTTGCTCACTCGGAACTCGCCGTAAAGTCCTCGAGCGTCTTCGCGTAGAAGTGTGGCGCGGCCTATTGGGAGTTTCTGTGAGTCATGTCCGACGAGGAGCTTGACGCGGTGTGCTTCTCTGGCGACTGCTGCGAATGCGCCACGTCTGAAGACTTCAGTGAGGGATGGGTTAATGCGCTGCTCAATGTCGTATGGGACGACGATGCCGGTGATTGTTCGGCCGTCTGAGTCTTCTCGTAGTTCTAGTTCTGAGTCGTAGGAGCGTGATTCGATATCTTTCATTGACCGATTCCTTGTTGTGGGTCCATTGTTGGATCTTGATTGTCTAGTAGTGGGTCGACTGTCGGGTCATAGTTAGGCGACTGATCGTTGTTCATTGAGTCAAGGCTCGGGAGGTTCTCAATGTGGCGGACTTCGTCAACGGTGAGGAAGCCTGCACTGAGAGCGATCTGATGCGCTTGATAACGGGTGAGGGTGTCGGCGCGGAGCAAGGACTCGAAGGTGAACTTGGCGTACTGGCCTCGGGGGATGAGGTCTGTCATGGCTTGCTCGATCCGTGTAGTCAACGGACGGAGGCTCGTCTTGATGTACTCGATCGCTTGGAGTTCGGTGTTCGTGTAGGTCCGCGTCTGGTTCGGTGCTCCGACTGCTGCACCGGGTACGCCGACAATGTTCGCCGAGTCGAGGATTGACTGGTTGCGGGCTTCGACAAGTTGCGCGTCGTTAGCGTTCGCGGTGAGTTCTTGGATGTTGGTCGACGAGTTCAAGACTGCCGGGATGCGTGAGCGGCCTCCGTAATGCTCCATCCACTTTTGCTTGAGGAGATCCGCTTCTTCTTGTGTGAGGTCAGGGTTGTCGGACTTGATTGCGTACGAGGGCATCGCTCCGCCGTCGAAGTAGCGAGCGGCGTATTCCATGACGGCGATAGCCGCCCCGATTCCCTGTCGTTGTGCTGCGATAATGCCGACGCCAATATGATCCCCGGGCATTGAGAATCCTTTGATGTGGAGAACGTCTTCGCCGACGACGTAGACCTTCTGCTCGATCTCGCAATACTTGACTCCGTCACGGACATAGATGCGGGCGCGATTCGGGTCGACTGGCACGATGTAGTCCGGATAGCCGTTGAAGCCTCTCGGTCCGAGGAGTGCGATGTAGTTGCCGTGAAGGATAAGAGACGCGGCCATTGCCGAGTATGTTTCCATCGGTGTCTCGAGCGGGTTCGGCCGTTCAAGGATTCGTGGTGTTGGTTGAATCTTGACGTTGCCTCGATAGGCACAGAGAGGCAATGAGCCGACATCGTCTGAGATCATTGTTGTCGCTCTCCAGATTGCCGGGACTGAGAGAGTTGTCTCGGTGTCTACGGGGACGCCTGCGTAGGAGTCTTGAAGGATGCGAGAGATGCGGCCTGAATTGTCGACGTACGCGCCGCGCTTATTGAGGGACGGTTGAAAGAGGCGGTTGAGCATCTAGGTTCTTTCTGCTGCGATTCCGAACGCAAGGAGTGAGACACCGGCGAAGCCGATGCCGAGAGGGATTGCGATGAGTAGAAGGCTCATTACTACGAGAGTAGTCCCTACGGCTTGAACTATGAGAGGTTTGTTCATCTAGAAGATGGTACTCCTTCTGGACTCGGGTGCTCGGCGATTCGTTGCGTGATAGTAGGCGAGGGTCGCGGCGAATAGTGGACTGATGTCAACGTCGACATCTGTGCGGGACCATAACCATCCGCTCGCTACTTGTTTTTTCTTGGCGGTTCGTAGAGCTGCTTCGAGGTGTTGATCTGGACGGATCTGGATGTTGCCTTCAAGGATGGCGTCGTAGAACGATCCGACGGCGGCGGTCATGTCTCGAAGTGCGTACCGTACGACGGGAACTCCTCCGGCTTCTAGACGGTCAACGAGGGAGTTTGCCGGTGAGTATCCATCCACGACTAGCGGTGCTCGGTGCTTTCGATAGAGGTCAAGTGCTCGGTCGACTATCCATGTCACCCCGTCTCGAGCGTCAATGAGTTCAACACGTCCAGTCTCATCGGCGACACAGATAGCACCGGATGATCTGTCGAGGGCGACGTCTATGCCGAAGCAGATGCGGCCGCTCGGTGCCGTTGACGGGTCAAGACATGGCACGAGATAGCGGTCGGGGATCATGGCGTTCTCGATTGCCATCCACTGACAGAGATACTCCTGACGGAATGTGTTCTCTTTGCCGTCTGCCAGTGCGGTCTCGAAGCGTTGCTTAATTGCTTTCTCGGTCTGTGTGTAGCCGAGGCTAGGGATGGTCTTAGCCCATACGTCGGGGTCGGTCCAGTCTGAGTCGTCGGGTGCGCTCCAGTCAAAGAACGCTCGAGAGGATTCTGTCTTGTCGGAAACTAGGCGACGGCCATCTTCTACCTTTTTCCGAAAGTAGACGGAGGCTGCGTCACCGGCGACGGAAAGGATCCATAGTTGAGAATCCTTGCGGGTCACCATTGCCGGCGAATAGGCGGCCTCGCGTGAATCGTCGAAGTCGAAGCGAGCCTCGTCGATTATTGCTAGGTCAAGTGTTCGGCCGTGTGCTGCGGAGGCGGTCTTGGCGAATGTGTCAATGCGCGATGAGTTGCGAAAGACTATGGACTCGGCTCCGTTGCCGAGGTAAATACGGCGGAGAGCGGACTTGATCGGGGACGCCTCAATAACTGGCGCGTAGTCGACAAGCATCTTCGCGCGTGAAGACTTGAGGTCTTGAGCGTTGTAGGCGATGGACTGGCGACCTCCCCATAGGAGAGCACGATGCACCATCAGAGCCAAGACGAGCGAAGACTTCCCCGACTGACGGGGGACTTGGACGGTCACTTGTGAATAGATCGGAGTTCCTTCGGCATCCACCTCGAGAGCCGTATCGACGACGAGACGTTGCCACGGCATAAGCGGCATACCGAGAGCCTCGGCTATTTTGGCAACTTCATCTCCTCGAGTTCGGTTTTTTGGGTTCCGCTTCGTGGCGTACCTCGGCTTGCAAACTACGCAAGAGCTCGTCGAACGGGTCTGAGTTGGCATTGGTCTCCTCTCTGAGGGCTTTCTCGGCTGATCTGTATTCTCTCCACAGAATCGCCGAATCGGTCTCGATGTCTACGGTGTCGGCCAAGAGTCGAGCGATCTCAACTCGTGCGGCGTCCAGTGGGCCAAGTCTTCCGGTCTTCGTGAGTTCGTCAATAGTGACCTCAAGAGCGGTCCGGACGCGTCCGTAAATTGGGGCGGGTTTTTTTCTAGGAGCCATACATTGTCACCGATTCCAACAGATTCGGCCAGATACGACCGGACTCGACTCGGCCGTCCACGGTCTACGGTTCGTGGTTCGGGGAGAGAACCAC